AACAGCATATCATATGAGGATGACTATGAGGGTGATTTTGAAACAAGACGAGCCATAATCTATACATTGTCTTTTACGACTAAGTTCTATCTTTATGGTCCGATTACTGACTCTGGTGTCATTAAGACTGCCATTGTTGATCAGTATACTAATGTTCAGGCAGAGGCACCAGCAAGAGAGCAGAGATACACAGTCACACCAGATCCAACTACTGCTGATGCTGATGATGATTTTGGATTTAATGAGGCCACATCTTTCTTCCAAGACTCAAAGGTCAGAGATAACACCACAGGCGATGATAAGTTGACAGAATGAACAATGAAATTGATAAAGCTTTAGGTGTGGTTCAAGATATTGAATTCAATCCTCCTGTTGAAAGAAAACTGAATCCAATACAAGTATCTAATAATGAAGCAGATATAGAAAATGATTATGCGTATCAAAGACAAAACTTTTACAATCTGGTTGAACGTGGCTCTGATGCAATTGAAGGTATTCTTGAATTGGCTAGGGAAAGTGATGCTCCACGAGCGTATGAAGTCGCCGGTAATTTAATTAAGCAAGTTGCAGAGGTGACAGAAAAACTTGGCGACCTTCAAGAGAAAATGAAACGTCTCAAAGAAGTTCCAAGTAATGCACCAAAGAATGTCACCAATGCACTGTTTGTGGGAAGCACTGCTGAATTGCAGAAAATGTTAAAAGAAAAATAGGGTATGTCTGACCAAAATCAATATCTGGGCAATCCCAATCTTAAGAAAACAAATACTCCGGTAGAGTTCACGAAAGAGAACATTATCGAATATCATAAGTGTGCAGAAGACCCAATTTACTTTGTTAAGAACTATGTTCAAATCGTTTCTCTTGATCATGGGTTAGTCCCGTTTGAAATGTATGACTTTCAAGAGGGTATGGTTTCAACCATGCACGATAATAGGTTTTCTATTTTTAAACTACCTAGACAGTCAGGCAAATCAACCATCATTATCTCATATCTCTTACACTATGCATTATTCAATGCAAACGTAAATATCGCTGTTCTTGCAAATAAATCTAGCACCGCAAGAGACATTCTTAGCAGGCTACAACTTGCATATGAAAACTTACCTAAATGGATGCAACAAGGTATCATCGCATGGAACAAAGGTAATATTGAGTTAGAGAATGGTAGTAAGATTATCGCTGCATCAACATCCTCAAGTGCCATTCGTGGTGGTTCTTATAATATCATCTTTCTAGACGAGTTTGCGTTTGTTCCTTCAAATGTAGCAGAACAATTTTTTGCATCTGTCTATCCTACCATTACCTCTGGTCAGAACACAAAGGTTATCATTGTTTCTACACCACATGGTATGAACATGTTTTATAAGATATGGGTAGATGCACAGGAAAAAAGAAATGATTATATCGCAACAGAGGTGCATTGGAGTGAAGTTCCTGGCCGTGATGAAGCATGGAAAGAAGAGACAATAAGAAACACTTCTGAGTCACAATTTAACTCTGAGTTTGAATGTGAGTTTTTAGGCTCAATTGATACTTTAATAAGCTCACGTAGGTTAAAAACTTTAGTATACAGAAATCCAATTCAATCAAATGCAGGATTGGATATTTATGTCCGGCCAGAAAAAGACAATGTGTATATGATAACTGCTGATGTTTCGCGTGGAACCGCAAATGACTATTCTGCTTTTGTAGTCTTTGATGTGACCGAGATACCATATAAAGCAGTTGCAAAGTTTAGAGATAATGAAATCAAACCGCTTCTGTTTCCCACAAAAATACATGAAGTTGCAAAGGCGTACAATCAAGCATATGTGATGGTAGAGGTGAATGACATAGGTGAGCAGGTCGCTAACGCTTTACAGTTTGATCTTGAGTATGACAACCTAGTCATGGCTTCGATGCGAGGACGGGCCGGACAAGTCCTTGGAGCGGGTTTCTCAGGCGGCAGAGCGCAATTGGGTGTAAGAACAACCAAGGCTGTCAAGAAGATTGGTTGCTCTAATCTTAAACAGTTAATAGAAGATAATAAACTAATAATAGAAGATTATGATTCTGTCAATGAACTGTCCACTTTTATAGTCAGAGGTTCATCCTATCAAGCAGACGATGGATGTAATGATGATTTAGTTGCGTGTATGTTTATGTTTGCCTGGGCAACAGACCAGACTTATTTCAAAGAACTCACTGATAATGATATTCGAAGAACTATGATAAGAGAACAACAGGACATGTTAGAACAGGACATGGCTCCATTTGGTTTCATTGTCAACGGTATAGATGATCCCTTTGAAGATACTATAGATGAATACGGAACCCGCTGGACACCAGTAGTAAGAGACTATAGCTCAAATTGGTAAACCACTAAATAAATTCAATTAGGTCAGAATCTAATTTAATGAAACAATTTGCACAGACGATTTTTGAATTCTTTATCAGTTGGGTTGATTCCTTACGGCTTTCTTCGTTCATACCTTTACGTTGAGTAAGTTTTCTAATTTCATTGTTGTGTGGGTAGAACTTCAAACAAACAGTTTCACTTTCTCCACAATGAACACAGGACTTGTCAGCAAGGTATTCGTTAAGCCACACTATGCGTTGCCTATAGTTACGTCTTGCAACTTTTTTTATAGTGTCTTTATATTTCTCATAATGTAATGACATGCATATATTTATAAGAAATACAACATATAAAAAAACGTTTTTAGAAAACCTATTTTTATAAATAATAACAAGAATAACAAAGAGTTTTTAGACTCTACAATTGTAAGGAGTACGAGAAATGGGTTTTTTAGTCTCTCCAGGCGTACATGTTAAAGAAATCGATCTCACTAATATCATACCCGCCGTACAAACAAATATTGGCGCGGTCGCTGGACCTTTTGAAAGGGGCCCGGTAGCTACCGTTGTTAATATTGGTTCTGAAGAAGAATTGAGAAGTATCTTTGGTGAACCTAACGGCAATAACTTTGAATATTGGTTCACTGCTGCAAACTTTTTGCAGTATTCCAATGCGCTTAAAGTTGTCCGTGCTGAGTCTGGTGTTCTAAATGCCGCATCTGAACTAGGTGTGTTGATTAGAGATACTGATCACTATTCGGGTTCTTTTAGAGATGGTCAAGGAAGTGTTGGTCCTTGGGCAGCAAGAAGTGCTGGTGATTGGGGCAACTCTCTTAAAGTTTCCATCTGTGCAACTGCTACAGCGTTTTCGCAGAACATTACAGGTGCTAACCAAGTTAATGGTGCGGCATCTAATGGTGCAACATCTGTTACTGTTGATGATGTTGACCTTGCGAGTAACGTGATTAACGTTGGCGACATCGTTTCTTTCTTCACAGACAGTGGATTCGGTACTCCGGCTAGTGGTCATGCAGGTAAAGAATATGATGTTACCGCTCGTGACACATCAAACAACACAATCACAATTCGTGAACTAGACAATCCAAATGGAACTGGATTGGTTGCAGCCCTTGCTGACAACTCTTTCATTCGTAGACGTTGGAAGTTCTACGACTTGTTTGATTCTGCACCTGGCACATCTGACTGGTCCACTAAAGAAGGCCGCGGTACAGCTGATGAGTTGCATATTGTTGTTTATGATTCAACAGGTAAAATTAGTGGATTTAGTGAAAGTGTTGCTGGTCAAAGAACTCTATCGGTTCTAGAAACATATTCAGCACTTTCCAAGAATCCTAAAGCCAGAACAGCTCAAGGTGGAACAAACTACTATCCTGATGTCATTTATACGCAATCTGCAAATATCTTTTGGATGGATCATCTTTCTTCTGGTACTAATTGGGGTAGTGACTTGGATGCAAGTAACAACATTATCCTTAACGGTACGGATTCTGATGGTTCGAATGAAGGTGATGCTGTTCTTTTGGATGCAAGTGCTTCTGGTACTGATGAGGGAGAAAATCTTATTCAGGACTCTGGTTCTGGTGGTGGTGCATTTACATCTGTTGATACACCGACATATGATGGGTTGACTGGTGGAACAGACGACTATTCTTTGACTCTTGGTGAAAAGAGAACAGCATATGACTTGTTCGCAGACACAGAAGCTCACGACATCAACTTTGTTCTTGGTGGACCTTCGGTAACGGTTACTGGATCATCGTTCGGTACATCTGGTGATGAGTTTGACACACATGGTACAATGATTACCGATCTTGTAGAACTGCGCAAGGACTGTGTTGGTTTCATCTCTCCTGCTCGTCAGGCGGTTGTTAATGTTCAGAGTTCAAACACACAAACAGTGAATGTTAAGAATTCGTTTGATACATTGCCATCGTCTTCGTATGTTGTATACGACAGTGGTTATAAACAGATGTATGATAAGTACAATGATGTGGTGCGTTTTGTTCCTTTGAACGGTGACATTGCTGGGGTTTGTGCAAACACGGACAGAGTTGCTGATGCATGGTTCTCACCAGGCGGTTACAATCGTGGTAACATTCGTGGTGCGATTAAAGTTGCTTACAATCCAAAACAGTCTGAAAGAGATATTCTCTACAAGGCTCGAATCAACCCTGTTGTTGATTTCCCTGGCCAGGGTGTGGTTCTCTTTGGTGACAAAACTGCTCAGACAAAACCAAGTGCGTTTGATAGAATCAACGTTCGTCGTTTGTTCTTGGTTCTTGAAAAAGCAATCGCAACTGCTGCCAAGTTTACACTCTTTGAATTCAACGATGAGTTTACAAGAGCACAGTTCCGTAACTTGGTAGAGCCTTTCTTGCGAGATGTTCAGGGTCGTAGAGGTATTACTGATTTTGCAGTGGTCTGCGATGCCACGAACAATACAGGTGAAGTAATTGACAGAAATGAATTCATTGCTGACATTTACATCAAACCAGCAAGGTCTATTAACTTTATCACTCTTAACTTTGTTGCCGTTCGAACTGGTGTCGAATTCAACGAAGTTATCGGTAGATTCTAATAAGGAGCAACGAAAATGGTTGGAACATTAGACGAATTTAGGTCACAACTACTTGGTGGTGGCGCTAGAAATAACCAATATCGCGTTGAGATTAATAATCCTCCTGCTGGTGCTGTTGGTCTTGATACAAGAAATGCTGCGTTTTTGTGCACGGCTGCTCAGTTGCCAGGAATGACAATTGCTGAGGTTGAGGTTCCATTTAGAGGTCGTTCATTGTTTATCCCTGCTGATAGAACATTTGAGACATGGACTGTAACTTTCTTGAACGACACAAACTTTGCAATTAGAAACGCAATGGAACGGTGGAATAACAGTATGAATAATCTTGTCACGGGTCAAGGCTTGACAACTCATGATGAATATACTGCTGACCTTAAAGTCTCGCAACTTGATAGAGATGATTCAGTGTTGAAAACATACACCTTTGTCAATGCGTTTCCGACAGCAGTTGGTTCGATTGACTTAGCTGCTGGCACTTCAGATACGATTGAGACTTTTGATGTGACATTTAGATATCAACACTTTGTTACTGATGCTGTTATCGCAGATGCGCCGACAGGCCCATTTTAGTAACTGACTATATATTTCTAACTACTAAATAGTAGTAAGGAGATATAATGGCAGAACTATTTGGTTTTAGTATTACTCGGAAAGGGACTCAGGGCAGTGAAGATACTTTCACTGTCCCGACTCCTGACGATGGTAGCATCGAAGTCGCTGGTGGCGGTTTTCTCTCATCTGTTCTTGATACGGATGGACGAGAAAGAACCGAGCTAGATTTAATTCGACGTTATAGAGATATTGCACAACAACCAGAATGTGACAGTGCAGTCGAAGATATTGTTAATGAAGCAATAACCTCAGATGAATTTTCTCAGTCTGTCATGGTTACTCTTGACAGACTTCCCTACCCAGAAAAAATTAAAAGACTTATTCGCAAAGAATTTGATAATGTCCTCTCTCTTTTAGAATTTGAACAAAAAGGTCATGATATCTTTAGACGTTGGTATGTTGATGGAAGAATTTTTTTCCATAAAGTTATTGACCCCAAAAATCCTAAAAAAGGCGTAAGCACATTACGGTATATTGATGCGACTAAGATTAGAAAAGTAAGGGAAGTAAAAAAAGAGAAAGACCAAGCCACTGGTGTAGATAAGATTAAGAAGATTGAAGAGTATTACATCTATAATGAAAAAGGGTTGCATTCTGCCGGATATGGTGGAGCTCAACAGGGGATTAGAATTGCTGGTGACGCAATAACGTATTGTCCATCTGGTGTAGTTGATCAAAACAGTGGTAAGGTTTTATCTTACTTACACAAGGCAATCAAGCCTGTCAATCAATTGAGGATGATTGAAGATGCGTTGGTCATCTATCGTATTTCTAGGGCTCCTGAGCGTCGTATATTCTATATTGATGTTGGCAATCTTCCTAAGATAAAAGCAGAACAATATCTCAAAGATGTGATGAATCGTTATCGCAACAAGTTGGTCTACGATGCATCAACTGGTGAAATACGAGATGATAGAAATCACATGAGTATGTTGGAAGACTTCTGGCTCCCACGAAGAGAAGGTGGCCGAGGCACAGAAATCACAACACTGCCGGGTGGTTCTAATCTTGGTGAGATTGATGATATTCAATATTTCC